TGTATTACGTGGAATTTTATAAACAAGAATATGAATATATTAGAAGAAGCAAATAAAATTATAAATTTAAGATCTGAAGAAAAAGAACGTATGTATGGACCTTTTGAAGAAGGTATGGAAAAAGCAGCTATAATAGCTTCAGTTTGTACAGGTAAACAAATAACAGTTCAAGATATGTATATGTGCCTTGTTGCTTTAAAGTTATCAAGACAGTCTTATAATCATAAAGAAGATAATTTACTTGACGCTGTCGCTTATTTAGGTTCATTAAATAATTATTTAAGTAAATAATATGAAGTTTAAAAACTCACAGGAAGCTTTTGAAAAGTTATATAATAATATTTCAAAAAATGGTATAGATTATTCAGGAACTAAATGCTTGCATAATATAGGGTTTGAAATACAAAATCCTTTAAATAATTTAATAAATACAAAATGGCGAAATTGGAAACCTGATTACGCTGAATTAGAATGGAATTGGTATTTGTCAGAAAATCCAAACGCAATAGAAATAGCTAAAAGTGCTAAAATATGGAATAAATGTATGGATGTAAATGGAAATGTTAATTCAAATTATGGTTGGCAATGGAGTAGAGGTAATCAAATTGATTATATTATAAAAGAATTAAAAAATAATAAAGAATCAAGACGAGCTTCAATTTCAATATACGATGCAAAAGATAGATATAATTTTGAAAATGATACACCTTGTACTTATGCTATAAATTTTTATATTTTAAATGATAAATTAAATATGAGTGTAATGATGCGTTCAAATGATTTGTGGTATGGGTTTTGTAATGACCAATATTGTTTTTCTAAATTGCAAGAAATGATTTCTAATAAATTAAAAATAAAAATAGGTAGTTACTATCATTTTGTAAATAATATTCACATATACAACGCTTTTTTAAATAAAAAATTAAATTAAAAAAAATGAATAAATTAGATATTTTTGAAAACATAAGAGAATGGGCTTTTAATAAAGGTATATTTGAAAAAGGAGATGTTAAAACTCAGTATATTAAATTACAAGAAGAAGCAGGTGAATTAGCAAAAGCATTATTAAATAATGATCAAGAAGAGATAATAGACGCTATTGGTGATTGTGTAGTAGTATTAACCAATTTATCTAAGTTAGCAGGTTATAATATTGAAGACTGTATTTTATCTGCTTATGATGTTATTTCTAAACGCACCGGTAAAATGGAAAATGGAACATTTAAAAAGGATTAATATGCTAACAATAACTAACGAAGACAATATGGCCTTGATGGCTCGTTATCCTGATAAGTATTTTGATTTAGCAATAGTTGACCCACCGTATGGAATAAATGCGGATATTAAAAATAACGGTAAAAATAGTGATAGACACGAAAAAACATCATTGGCAAAAATTAATACTTATAAAAAAACTAATTGGGATAATGCAATTCCCAATGATGATTATTTTATAGAATTAAAAAGAGTATCAAAAAAACAAATTGTTTGGGGTGCTAACTTTTTTGGATTAAAAGGCGGTTATTTATATTGGCATAAAAACGTAACAATGCCTACTTATAGTACAGGAGAATTAGCTTGGTTAAGTTGGTTAAATAAATTAGATTTTGTAAATATAACTTGGCACGGAATGTTGCAACAAGATATGCAAAATAAAGAAATACGTATACATCAAACTCAAAAACCTGTTGCTCTTTACAAATGGATTTTAGACAAATACGCAAAGCAAGCCGATAAAATACTTGATACACATTTAGGTTCAGGTTCAATAGCAATAGCCTGCCACGATTATAGATTTGATTTAACGGCCTGCGAATTAGACAAAGAATATTTTGATAAAGCAATGCAAAGAATTAATAACCACGTAGCCCAACAGAAATTATTTTAATGAAAGAAATTACTGCTGAACATTATAACCTTGCAATATACGAATACGAGCAGGGAATGACTTTAAAAGAACTACGTGAGGTTATAAAACACTACGAAGATTTGGAACAATTTGAAGTATGTCAGGGTGTGCATTTAGCAGTAGAAGTAATTAGATTTCATATATTATTTGATTTAGCAAGAAAAGAACCAATAAAAACAAAAAAATTAAAATGGAAATTAACGAAAAAATAAAAGAATTAGTATTACAACAAACAAACATAAATGTAGATGATACTACACGTACAAGAGAACAAGTAGAAGCACGTAGTTTATACTACACACTGATAAAAGAAATAACACCTAAAACAACTTTAAAGCAAATAGGTAAATCAGTAAATAAGAATCACGCTACAGTTATTCACGGATTGAATCAATGGGATATGCTTGTAAGATACAACCCAACACTAAACAAGTACAAGGAACGCATTTTAAAGATGTTTGACAAACAAATAGATTTAACTGATATAGATTTACTTCGCAAACAAATTAACCGCTTACAGGGCGAATTAATAGATTTACAAATAGAGAATGAAAAACTAAAGAAACAATTACTACGAGATGAACACGAAACAATACAAAATATTAAATTACTTTTTCATAGATTTGAAGGTACAGAACATCACGAATTGTTTTTGTTTAGATTAAATCAATTAGTAGATATAAATAGCAAAAGAAAGATATGAAACAACCGTGTAACGCTCACGCATACGAGCAAGAAGCAAAAGAACGTGCGCAGATATTAATGCGACTAAAAGCAGGATACAAACCAATATACAAATTAAATAATGGTAATGGTGCTACACTATGCAATAAATGTAAAGTAGTAATAGCTGAAGGTTTTAATGATGAAATAATGTGCAATGTTTGTATAAAAGAAATAGAAGTTAAACTAATAGATGAAGATAAAGAATGACACCAAAAGAGAAAGCAGAGGAATTGATTGCAAGATTTAAAAATATTAATTATGATTTAGATGATATTGCTAATCATAAAGAATGCGCTTTGATTGCAGTTGATGAGATGATAAAACAACAAAAATTCCAAGCTGAAAATATGATTTGGTCTTGTGTTGAATATTGGCAAGACGTTAAAAAAGAAATCGAAAAACTATGACAAATAAAGAAAGAGCAGAACTACTACATAAGAAATACACTAAAGACTATTTAAGATTTGTAGTAAGTGGATACATAAAACAAGGTTATCCGGAATGGATAGAAATAGGAAAAGAACTTAAACAACTTTACAAATGAAACTAACAGAACAAGACAGAAAAGAAATTAGATTTTTAGCTAAAACTGCTTTTAAAGTTTATGTAGGTTTATTATTAACTTTAGGAATAATGTATGTAGCTATTAATGTGCTTTAAATTGCACTATTTAATTTAATTATATAAAAAAATAAAAGAAATATAAACTATAGTGTATTAACAAGCACTTTTAAATAAAAAAAATATGCCTGATATAACTAAATGCGAAGGTAGACAATGTGAATTAAAAGAAATGTGCTACCGGTACACATCTAAACCAAGTGAGTATAGGCAATCTTATTTCAGTATACCACCATTAACGCTAAATGAAAATGGTGAGCAGGAATGTGAATATTATATTGATGATAAACAAAAAGAAGAATAGATTATTTTTATTGAAATATATTTAAACATTACTTTTAACTATGGGATTTGAAAAAGGAAATAAATTAGGAAAAGGTAGACCACCTAAAGTAGAAGAAGAAAAAGTAAACAACATTTTTCTAAAAGCATTAGGCCAACTTTACAATAAAGAAACTGAAGAAGAAACAAAGATTGCGTTTGTTAAAAATACTTTAATGGAATCACAACGTGGACAGTTGTTTATAGCTGAACACATATTTGGTAAACCAAAAGAAATTATAGAAGCTACACACAACGTAAACGATTTTAATATAAAAGATATATTTAAAATAAAAGATGTTTAAAATATTAGATGAAATTCTTGCTTCAGTTCCAAAAGGAATTAATCTTATTGATTATGTTTTTGTTTGTTCAAAAGATTTTGAATGTGAAATTACAGAATACAAAGACATAAAGATATTTTACCATAATTGGGTAAAAGAAGATACTATTTATTATATGCAAAATCCATATTTTGATAAACTTAAACACGAAGTATAAATTACTTGGTTCAGATAGTAGGTACTTTGTAATAACAGGAGGGCGTGGCTCGGGGAAATCATATTCTTTGAACTCGTTTCTATTATTACTTACTTATGAATCCGGACACGTTATATTATTTACACGTTACACATTAACTTCTGCAAACGTTTCTATTATACCTGAGTTTATAGATAAAATTGAAAGAGCTGATTTAAGCAACGATTTTTATATAACTAAGGATGAAATAGTAAATCTTAAAACAGGTTCTAAGATTCTATTTAAAGGTATTAAAACAAGTAGTGGTACACAAACGGCTTCACTTAAATCTTTAGCAGGAGTTACTACGTGGGTGTTAGATGAAGCAGAAGAATTAACAGATGAAGAAACATTTGAAAAGATTGATTTTAGCATAAGAACAAAAGGAATACACAATAGGGTTTTATTAGTGTTGAACCCTGCAACAAAAGAACACTTCATTTATAAAAAGTTCTTTGAAGATAAAGGTGTACAAGCAGGAAGCAATTTAATAAAAGGTGATACTACATACATACACACTACATACTTAGATAATATAGAAAACCTATCTGAATCATTTATAACACAGATAGAGAACATAAAACAAAGAAGGCCTGAAAAGTATAACCACCAAATATTAGGTGGATGGATGGACAAAGCAGAAGGAGTTATATTTACTAATTGGACAATAGGAGAATACAAGCAAGTAGGTAAATCTATCTTTGGTCAGGATTATGGATTTGCAGCAGATGAATCAACATTATTAGAATGCAATATAGACACGTCTAATAAACGAATTTATATTAACGAAAGGTTTTACTTAAAAGGTTTAACAACGTCTCAGATATACAGTTTAAACAAGCAGCACGCAAACGATGCTTTAATAGTTGCTGATTCAGCAGAACCAAGATTAATTAGTGAACTACAAACATTAGGTTTAAATATTGTACCTGCAATTAAAGGCCCTGATTCAGTAACGTATGGCATTAGTATTTTACAAGATTATGATTTGATAGTTTCACCTGAATCTATTAATTTAATCAGGGAACTAAATAACTATTGTTGGTTAGAAAAGAAATCTAAAACTCCACAAGATGCGCACAACCATTTATTGGACCCACTTCGATACTGCGTTACATACCAATTAGAAAATAAAAACAAGGGTAATTACTTTGTATATTAATGACAAGTAAACGAAGCAATATACTTGACAAATGACCTACGGACAATTCATAGCTACTATTCAATGCTACATACATCACGTTAAAGATGTAGAAGTAGATATTGCTTTGCCAAGAAACATTGGTGAAATAAAGCTAATGAAGAAAATGTATGAAATCGCAAGTGCTTATTTATCAGCTACTTAATAATTAAACTGTGTTAAAGAAATGTTAAAGTTAACATTAAGTGTTAATAATGTGAAAAGTAGGTGTATATTTGTCAAAGAAATAACAACAAAAACAAAAACACTATGACAACTATTAAAACTTACACTCAAAAAGCAGCTGATTTTATGACAGAAAAAAATTTAGCTTATTCACCTGAAGTATTTAATTATATTTTAGAAGTAATAAAAGCAAGTCCTAAAAATATTGCTGAAGAAGAATTAAGATTAGCAAATTTAAATAACCAACGTGTGAATGAAAATTACAATTTGTTATCCAATATGTGTTATTCAAAAAAATAATTAAATCAGGGGTGCGACTGTAACGCACATTAATTTTAACAAAGAACAAATGAGAACATACAGAATAAGTTACTACACAGAATATGCTGATGAATGTTTTGATTCAGAAGCTACAATAGATGCCACAGGTATTTACGATGCGCTTATAACGTTTAATTCAGCTAATATATGTAAACGTATATACAAGGTAGAAGAAATGCCTACAATGTCGTTAGAACGAAGAATAGAACTAAAGGTAAATGAAGGAAACGATGTATGGATTCCTTATGCACAAATATCACAATCACTTCGAGATTTTTGGATAGAGTATTTTAAGAAATAAAATTGGTTGGTTAAATAGTTGAAATTAGGGTAGCAGAAATGTTGCCCTTTTTTATTTCAATAGCTTCGCTATTTTGTTTAATACAATTTCACATAAAAGTTATTATTAAATAAAAAACTTTATGAAGTTAGAAATTTCTATACCTACATCTTTAAAAGAAATAACATTAGAACAGTACCAAAGATTTACACGTATAGCTAACGATAATCCTGAAGGTGAGTTTTTGCAGCATAAGATGATAGAAATATTTTGCAATGTATCATTAAAGGAAATATCACTAATGAAGTTAAAAGACATTAACGCTATTACAAATAAGTTAGGCGAAATGTTTAATAACAACTATCCGTTAATTCAAACATTTAAACACAAGGGTTTAGAGTTTGGTTTTATTCCTAATTTAGATGAAATAAGTTTAGGAGAATATACCGATTTAGAAACATATATTTCTGATTGGGATAATATGAATAAAGCAATGGCAGTTTTATATAGACCTGTAATAAACAAGTTAAATAAGAAATACCTAATAGAAGAATACAAAGGTTCAGCAGAATATTCAGAAGCAATGTTACAAATGCCTTTAGATGTAGCTTTAGGTGCTATGGTTTTTTTTTATCATTTAGGCAACGCATTATTGATGTCTACCCTGAATTATTTGGAGAAGGACAAACAGCTGATGGATTTAGCAGAGAAGCACAGTTTGGAAAAAAATGGAGTTGGTATAGCTCCTACTATGGCCTTGCTCAGGGAGACATTAGAAGATTTGATGAAGTTTCCAAACTTAGACTTACAACCTGCTTAACATATTTATCTTTTGAAAAAGAAAAAAACGAATTAGAAGCACAACAACTAAGAAGAAATGAAAACATATTATAAGATTACTGAAGCACTAAGAGATTCACTACTACAGGATGGTATAGTAAACAACTGTTCTACCGGTGATATATTCAATGTAGATTTAAACAAGCGTACTATATTCCCTTTAGCACACGTTATTGTAAATAGTGTAGCAGAATCAGCAAGTGGAAATACAAACCTATTTAACGTTTCTGTATTGCTTATGGATGTATGCGATATATCACCTGATGAATCTACTGATTTATGGTTGGATAATGATAACGAGCAGGATATATTTAACACGCAATTAGAAGTAGGTAAAAGATTTGTTGAATCAATGCGACGTGGTGATTTATACACGTTAGGTTATCAGTTAAACGGAAACGCAAATTACGAAGCATTTAGTGATAGATTCGAAAACAAGTTAGTAGGTTGGACAATTACATTTAATGTAGAAGCAGCAAACGATACAACTATTTGCTAATGGCATATAATTTAATAAATACACAAAAGACTTTAGAACGCTTTAGAGATTACGTAATACAACAAAGTAGAACTAATCTAACTAAAGGCGGAAAGAACGTTACAAGCAATTTATACAACCAATTAAAGGGCGAAGTAAAAGCAATGCCTAATTCAATAGGTGTTTATTTTGAAATGCCACAATATGGTTTATTTCAAGATAAAGGTGTGCGTGGTATAGGTGGTACAAAAAAGAATGGTGATGCATATGAACAAAGAGGTGGTAATAGTCCATTTAGATTTGGTAGCGGTAAATCAAAAGGTGGTTCAATGTATGCTTCTATTTTAAAATGGGTACAAGCAAGAAGATTCCAATTTACAACCAAGAATCAAAAGAACAAAAAAGACAATGGTAAATTAATGTCTTATAAAACAACTGCTGCAATAATTACAAAATCATTATGGCACACAGGAATAAGACCAAGTTTATTTTTTACAAAACCATTTGAAGCAGGATACAAGAAATACATAACAGAAGATTTAATAAAAGGATTTGCTTTAGATGTAGAAGATTTAATGAAAACAAGTTTAAAAGATAATAAGAAATGAGAGTAATTAACGCACGTTCACCATACTTTATAGAAGTAAATGAAGAAGGACAAGCAGGAGCATTATTAAAGCTATGGGTTTGGCATAAATACGAAACACAACCTGCTACAGCTACTTACACTTTACAGAAAAATATTGTTTCTGATACACAGACTGCTATAGTTTTTAATATTGCACCCTACATAGCAGAACAAATAGAAACTATTAACGCATATATTGAATCGTATCCAAAAGAAGATAACGACGATATGTGGGTTTATGTGTATGCTGAATGGTATTACAATACAGAAGAAGTAAAAGATTGGGAGTTAGTAAGAAGCAGATACTTTGTAGGTGTTCAAGGATTTACTGATTATTTAGGTGGCGCAAACCAAGTAATAGTTGAGCAAATAAGATATTTAACAAACCCTAATATTATTCAGTATTATAACGAAGATTCTACACAAACAGAACTACCATACTTTAACGTATTGATAGAACACGATGGAGATTCTTTAACTGAAGTTAAATGGACAAATAGAAGAACTTTATCTTCAAGTACATTTACTATTTTAGATGATACATTTGATGCGGGAACTTATATGTTTAAAATACCTGCAAAGAATACAGAAATTACAAACCATAACTTCGGGAACGATGTAATTATAGAATCTGAATTAATAGAAACTATTTTGCCTACAGTTACGTTTTTACCTGTGTGTGAAATGAAATACACACCTGTAGTTTGTACGTTTATTAATCGTTATGGTGGATGGCAGTTCTTAAACTTTTGGAAGGCACAAACAAACAACGTAGAAGTAAAAAATAGTGAATTTAGATTACTACCGGATAATTGGGATTACAACCCTTTAAGAAACCAAACGCAGCAGTTTAATTTTATGGGAACTCAAACTGTTAAACTAAATACAGGTTGGGTAGATGAAAATTATTCTGATTTGATGTTTGATTTAATGGCTTCTGAAACTATTTTGTTAGATGATAAACCTGCTAACATTAAAACTAAATCAATGCCTATTAAAACAGGTTTAATGGATAAAATGATTAATTACGAAGTAGAGTTTGAATATAGTTATAACCTAATAAACGATGTAGTATAATGCAAACTGTACAATTATTTATTTATGTTGATGGTGTTGCTAATCGTATTGAATTGTTTAAAGATGAAAAGATTTCGGTAACTTCTTCTATTCAAAATTTTAACGATATTGGTAAACTATTTACTGACTATTCACAATCGTTTACTATTCCTGCAAGCAAACACAATAACGCTATTTTCAGGCATTGGTACGAATCAGCAGTAGGTGAAAATAATGATGAAAATCCATTAAACGTAGATGGTGCATTTGACCATAGAATAAAGTATTACGGATTCATTGAAATAGATACTATTCCTTTTCGTGATGGTAAATTTATTCTACAAAAATCAAATAAAAAGAACGGATTTATAGAATCATACACAATTAACTTTGTAGGGAATTTAGTTCAGTTAAAAGATAAATTTAAAGATGATAAATTAATTTCTTTAAATGGCTACGATACATTAAATTTTGAATATAACGTTGGTAATGTTACTAATAGAATATATACGTTATATGATGATATTACATTTCCATTAATTGGCAGTAATAGAAGATATGAATTTGGAACTTCTACAAGTTCTGATATTACAACAACAAGTGGTGCTATAGACTATAGAGAATTATTCCCTGCTATTCAGGTAAAAAAAATATTTGAATTTATAGAAGATACATACGGCTTAAACTTTAGTGGTACTTTTTTAAATTATACTGAATTTACAAAATTATATTTATATTGCAAAAACGCAGAAACTTTTAATTTTTATGGCGATGCTTTAAGTCCTAATTTTAGCAGTAAAACAACAGGGTTTACAGAATTTGATTTAGCACTTGAACAATGTACAATTTCTTTTGAATTAGACCCATTAGCTGATAGACTTGAATCTTGGATTAAAATAGAACCTACTTCATCTACTATAACATATAGTGTTGATATTTATGATAATGGAGTACTTTACACAAGCTACAATGATTTGCAAGGCGATACTGATTTAGGTTATTTTAGCAAAATAAGAATAAACGAAACAATTATAGGTGGTCAATACGTTACGCATAAGTTTACATATAAAGTTACATCTAATTTACCAATGACTTTTGATGCGTTTGTAAATTTAAAACGTAATTACGGAATTGGTGCTAATTATTTTTATAGAACTGCTTATTCTTATAGCAATACAACATCATCTGATTTACAAATTAAAAGATACATACCTGATATTACAGTTGAAGCATTTTTATCAGGAATTGTAAAAGCACTTAATTTGGTAGTTATTCCAATTGACCAAAATACTTTTGAATTTCAACAAATCGAAGCTTGGTATCAAATAGGTAATGTTGTAGATGTAACTAAATATATACAAGCAAATGATATAGAAATAACAACAGCAAATTTATTTAAGAAGATAGATTTTAAATATGAAAAATCAGAAAACATTTTAAATAACAAATATAGTTCTCAAAATAGTCCTTTAGAATATGGTGATTTAATGTTTGATAACCCTAATTCAGCATTTACATCTAATTACGAGGTTAAACTACCTTTTGAAAATATAATGTTTGAAAGATATACTGATTCTACATTTTTAACAGCTACTTGTTGGAATAAAGATTTACAGGCATATACACCCAAGCCGTTATTATTGTATAGTAATGGTATAGAACAATTTAAGTTAGATGGTACTGCTATAGATGCTTATTATACAGATGGAACTACTACAACTGACTTTTCACAATACCATAGGTTTTCAAACGAAATTGCAATAGGTGGAACTGATTTAAGTTACATTAATACTTTAAATTGGAACGCTGAAATTTCAACTTGGTATTTACAAACAGTTACAAATGGATTATTCCAAAGATATTATTCAAATCAAATTTTCAATTTATATAATCAACGCACAAGGGTATTAAAAGTTAAAGGAAATTTTACACCTAAACTTTTAACTTCTATTAAGCTAAATGATAGGTTAATTGTTTCTAATAAACGATATATAATTAACACAATGACTACTGATTTAACTACAGGTGAAGTAGAATTAGAACTACTAAACGATTTTAGACAAATTGGAGGTGCTAATATTTTTAGAAGAACAAACATACCTGAATTAGAAGTAGATAATACTGCACAGGTAGTTGAGTACTTAATTTATAAAGGTGATTTAGATTATTTTGATGTAAAACTTGCAGCGGGATTTTTAAGTTATCCATTAACAACTGATAATGATACTGATATTACACTTGAAGTTACTATACCTGCAAACACATCAGCAGTAGATAGAACTGATAATATAATTTTAGAAGGTTTTAAGAACGGA